CAGCGAGCCGGGCCGCTGCTCGTGCGTGATGCCGTCGCCGGCCAGACGCTCCAAGGCTTCGTCTAGTTCGTCCTGCGTCAGGCCAGCCCGGTGCAGGTGGTGCTCGTGCAGCAGGTGCTCGATGTATGGCTCATCGACGTGTTGCGTTTCCTCTGCTTCTACGACAGGTGGCATAGGTTCTGTATCCGCCTGCGACACGCCATACCACTCCTCATGCGGCTTGCCGGCGGCTTGGGCCTCGCGGCGGATCTCGACAGCAGCACGCAGCAACTCGTTGGCGTCTTCAATCGTGGTCGTCATTGTCGTCCCTTGGCGTGTCGTGGAATGATGCCCGCAACTCCGTATGGTCTACATTCCAACGCAAGAGCATCCACCAACCGCCAAGCGGCCTGCTGCTCATGCCCTTCTCAACGGCCCAGCCATCGGTAAGGCACTCCTGCTTGTAGGCCGCACTTCGCACGAGGTGGATAGGCCGCACCCGCACGAGCCCCGTAGGCGAGAGCCGTTGCCGGCTGGCCTCAACCATGGTGCGTTGATGAACGTGCCCTGCGTGGATGCAGTCTGCGTCAACGTCGATGAGATACCGTGAGTAGTCCAAAATTCCACGACTTATAGGCCCACCGCCACCATAACCATGGTGGTACCAAAGCCGATAGAGGGCGGTGCTCGTCTTTCCGGCCTTGGCCCGGAACATCACCCAGCCCGAGTAGCCTGCGGCCCTGCACTTACTGCCGCGCACTCGCAGCTGCTCGACGAGCCGCGTGGTCAGGCACGTTTCCATGCGCTTCCGCACAGCCGTCTCGTGGTTGCCCGGCGTTATCAGAGCCATCTGCTCGCGGTACGGCTCGAGGTACTCGGCGCACTGCGTGACGATGTCATCGTAGTAGTTGCCGCGTTGGAACTCTGGCCTAACGTCCCATTTGCCATTGCTTCTCGGATCGTACTTGCCGCCCATCGCGTCAAAGTGGTCGCCAATACTGAGCACTGCGGCGTTGAGCTCGCGGGCTTTCGTGAGATCCGCCGTGAGTTTCTCGCGGTTGCACTTCACCGAGTCCCAGTGCCAGTCCGAAGAGAGCAGCACCCACAGACGGGTGTTGAAATCAATGCGGGTGACGCTGCCATCAAGGCTGGTGACGTTCCAGGCGTCCGATGCGTTCTTCCTGCGGAATGTGCCAGAGCTACGGCCCATCAGTCACCTCGCGGTATCCAAGACTCCAGAGCACGCGGGCAATATCCTTGCCCTGCTGCTCTACATGCTCCTCAGACTGCGTTGGATTCAAGGCGTGCAACAACTCATGCACTAACACCTCGAGCTTCTTGCGGCCACGCATGCGAGCGTCAAGGATGATCCGTGGGTGCTTGCTCTTCTGGCTGAACGTGTAGCCGTAGGCAGCACCCTTGAGCGTGGTGAAACGCAGCAGCCACCGCTCGTCACCGTTCAACGTGAAAACGTGATCCTCGGGCACTGGCCGGCTCCTTTGCCCGTAGGTTGGCAGGGCTGTCAACCAATGCCGAGATTCTTCTTTCCCCATTCGTTCATGGCCTGCTGCCGCGCGGCACAGCCGCAATCACTGACGCCTACTGCGATTGCAGCACTATTCACGCGGCGCTTGGTGATGCCGAACACCGAAAGAAAATCAGAAACCATGTCGCCCAGTCCGCGACGCTGCTCTAGGCATCCTGGTGCTCCGCAGCAGTTTCGCACAAATCCAGGCGCAGACTCTGCATATCCGCAGGCAGTGCATACGCCAGACTCGTCAAACTGGCACATGATCATACGACGGTCGCCGTGACTGATACGGTATACGACGTTACGGGCGGAACGCCTGGCGTGCTGTTGTTAATGTTGCAGCCTGATATTTGGCCCGTATACACGAAACATCGGCCGTTGCTACTGTAAGAGTCGGAATCACGAGATTCGTAGCTTGACACTCTAGAAAATGATACTCCAGCCAAGTCGCAAAAGCCGCCGCCAGCCACAACTATAGAATCCTCCGAAAACGAACCGTATATCACTCTCCCCTTACTGCACGGCGCGTCTAAGTTTCCAAAACTTACACAGGTGAAGTAATCGCCGCTTACGCTTAGATTGTAGGAGCAGTTCCTGGTGTTGAACGGACTGCTGTGTTTGAGCGTCACCCCCAGCGATCCGAAGTCGCCAAACAGCGTATCACTGCAACCGGAAAAACTCCACGACGGGCAACTGGTCGGGCCCATCGTGTTCGTTAGCGTGACGCTTGCTGTCAATGTTTTTGCGCCGACAAAAGAAACGTGCCGAGTGCAGGTAGGGAATGGAAATCCTGTGGTGTAGTCTCCGAAAACCAAAAGATTGCTGACCTGCACAGTGATCGAGAGGTTAATAGTTTGGGGCCAGGTGCCTCCGAAACAACAATACGAGCATGTCTGTCTTGCAATCAAGCAGTTAAATGCGTTGTCGCTGACGCGACGGCATGGAACTCCAGCACCGAGCCAAATGCCATTTGCCCCTGAGCATTCAGCGGCTGTTTTCTGGGTACAGAGACTAGCGTCAAAATTTGTTGTGCCTTCGCAGCAGGCACCAACAGGAGGGACGCAGCACGGGCAAGGCATCAGATGACTCCTATGCGCAGGAATGTCACTGACGCAGTAGAGGCCGTCGTGGTCACAGTGATGGCGCAACTGTTTGTATTGAGCGACGCACTGACGGAAAACCCAGCGACGTAAACTGCGGACGCTGTGATAAACGGAACGTCAATTAAATACCACGAGCCGCCGTCTCTGGCGATCGCCCCATCCATAGGGACGTTCCCGCCAACTGGGAAAAACAGATTGGTTACGAGTGCCGTGTTTGGAGTTGCCGTCTGTCCAGAGAACGCAACCGTCTTCACTGTGCCAATCGCCCAAGGAGCAGTGAACGTGCAGATGCGAATGGCCCTTGATGGGCCTGCGTTGTCCCTGTGGCCAAAACGCAGCGCGGCGGAATCTCTGTCGCCAGCCTCGACTGTCCGCACAACCTTTGCTATCCGCTCAGCAGCTGGCCGCGTGAAAGTGACCCGCTCAGTCTTCGCCGGTTTCCCGTCTGGCTTCTGGGCCATGCCTACAGCCCTCCGCCTGCGCTGCCTTCAACAGCGTCTGCGCAAACACTGACAAATGACGCAGACGCAGTGCTGACCACCCGCACGTCAACAGACCCAAACATCACCACGGCCGTGCTGGCAGAGACGCTCGCAGAGTAGGCAGTTGCGGGCGTGTGCCCTGATGTGTGCAGGATGTACTTGTAGCGTCGCGGGCTGCCGCCAGACTCGTACTCTTGCAAAGTGCTGCTGAAAGACGTGCCGTACGGGAACGTGATGAGAGCGGTGCCGCTGGCACTGCTAAACGAGACGGCTGGCGTGTTGGCTGCACGGAAACTCCCTGCTGGCGATAGTTGCTTTAGCGGCGTGTTGGCTGCGTGGCGGTTGGTGCCGTCAGTCGTTGCTGCGGAAAACACAGGGTACGACGTGCAGGAGAAAGACCCTGAGTACGCGGTGCTGCAGAACGTGACGCGGATGCCAGCCGTGCCTGCCGACGCGATGGAGATATTTCGTTGGTATGCCATGGGTCAGAAGCTCGGCGTGCCAAAGTACGAAGCGAAGTCTGCCTCTGGGTACACCCGGCGAGTCAGGATGTCAGGCTCTTCATTGTCGTCTTTCATCGCCCCGGCAGTTGTCAGGGCTCGAGGAGATGAGGATGCCACCTTCTCGCTAGTTTCTGAGTCCTTGACCCATACACGTTTTTTCTCGCCAGCCTCGAGGTAGTTCCACCCAACGTCAGGCAGAAGCAGGCTGTGCCCGCTCGCACGGAATATCAGTTCAACCGTGACCTGCCAGTATCGGATTTCTACTCCGTTCACCACCTCGGTAGCCTGCTGCCCGCCAATGCCTGAGCAGAACCACGTATGTGCTGCACCGCCTAAGTAGCCAGAAGAGTTCACTGAGTTTGTGACTTCAGCGGCCAGGGGCAGCGGGAACTCGGAGCGATTGCCAGAGATGGTTGCCCGCACTTCTGCTTCAGTTACCGTCAGCCCCTCAAAAAAGTCTTTCGCGGAGTTTTGAAGTGGCTTGCGGCTGGCGTTGCCGCTTCCTTCGTAGTAGACAAGCGCCGGCACCTGGGCACCGCCGGTCGAGAATGACCACACGTCAGGCCGTGCAAGCGGGTTAGGGTCAAGATCCTGCTGCTTCGGCAGTTCGTACTTGTACGTGATCTCGACGTGGTGCCTGTCGGTCTCTGACAGCTGGGCGTCAAGCATCCGCAGATAGGCATACTCTGGGTGAGAGTCGCCGTGCAGAATGCCGACAGCACCGATGACAGCCTGATGGCTCTCAGGACCATCTACCGTGATAACAACCTTTCGCTCGGCAGTCGGGCTTTCGCCAAACTTGTGCGAGAACGTGCGCGGCAGGACTTCTCGAAACCCTATGACTGCCATTAGCTGCCCAGTATTTCTACCGGCGATGCGCCGATTGCAAGCAGGCCCTGCTTGATCTCTTCAAGCTTCTTTAACTGATCGCGCCGCTGAGCAATCGCTGGGTCTTCGCGGCCAATGGCAAATAGCGAAGACACGCCTTCGCTGGTGCGGATGTCATTGACGTTAAGCGCCGAGGCAGCTGGCCGCGAAAGCTCTCGTGAGATTTCCTTGCGGATGTCGATGCCTTCCTTGGCAAGATTCCTGAGAGCGGTCTGGGCCTCGCCACCGTTGATGAGCTTCTTGTCGAATGCCTGGCGTACTGACTTGAACTGATCGGCCAGTGTCGTGGCTGGCTTCAATATGTTCTTGTCGACGCCGAGCGCCTGCAGTTGCCGCTCGCGGTCCTGAGCCTTCGCCTCTTTTGCAGCCTCCTGCGATAACGCGAGGCGCTGCCTAGCGTCTGCAAGCGACTTGGAATCGCCGGCACGCTTGGCGGCAGCCAGAGCCTCTTCAGCGGCCCGCTGCTCAGTGACGATTGCCAGCAGATCCTTGTTGAGTTGCAGGCGGCTCTTCTCTGCGTCGCTCAGCCCAGCGTTGGCCAGTTCTGCGGTACGCTGCCGCGCTTCTTCGGCTGCCTTTTTCGCGGCGTCTGCGGCAGCCTTTGCGGCTTCGGCGTCTGCCTTTCTGGCGTCTGTGATGTTGCGGACTTCTGTAGTCAGCGCCTGTGCGTCACGGCTGGCCAACTGGATTGCGTCACCAAAGGCGAGCGAGTCTGTCGTGATGCCCTCAGCAAAGCCCTTGATTTCGCGGAACCGCTCGAGCACTGCGGCTGGCACTCGATTGAGCCCACCAAGTTCCTTGGCTAGGGACTTCACCGCAGAGCCCGCTTCGTCGATGGCTTCCTGGGCAAGATCCTGTGCCGTGAATGTCGGCACCTTGAGCGCGTCCTTGGCCTTCTTGCCGAAGTCTTGGGTTTCCTTTGTGGCCGCCGCGATTGCAGCACGGTAGCCGGCAGCTGCTTTCGTTGGGCTGTCGATGGCTGTGGCAACTTCCTGGCCAGCCGTGTTGGTGGCCAGTGACCACTCAACAACCTGCCCTGCCAGCAAGCCCAGGACGGTCGCAAGAATTCCGATGCCTGTTGAGGCCAACAGCCCGCGAATAGATGCCGCAAGCGTGCGCACGCCAACCGCAGCAACGCCAGCAGCGCCAGCAAACCTATACGCTGAAGCAGCGGCTGCAATGAATGTGCCGCTGAGGTTCGAGACGGCTGACGCAACCACCTGCCGATTGATGAATGCCAAGTACCCGCCAATCAGCGGCAGTATGTTTCCGGCCAGCGGGGCCGCAGAATCTGCAAGCAGCTGAAAAACCTTGGCGAGATTTGAGACAGTTGTGGTCAGTGCGTTTGCGACGTTCTTAATGTCAATGCTTGCGATGAACGTAGACGCCTCTTCGGCGGCGCGAGTAAGTGCAGGGGCAAGCTCTGCCACAACTCGAGCCGCAAACGATTGAAGAGTTAACTGCGTCTTCTGAAGCGAGTCATCAAGTTTGCCGATTCCATCAGTCTGCTGCGGGCTTAAGACAATGCCGAGCCGCTTTGCTTCGGCGGTCATCTGCTGCAGGTACGTTGCGCCTTCTTGGAAGATCGGCACAAGCTCAACGCCAGACTTCCCAAACAGCGACACTGCGGCTGCTGCTTGCTGTGCCGGGTTGGGCAGCTTGCTGATCGCAGCCACAACTGCGTTGAATGCTTGCTCAGGGTTGAGGTTGGAAAGATCGCCAACTGAAAGCCCGAGATCCGCAAACGACTTGATTGCAGCCTTATTGCCAGTCTGGGCTTCGCCAAGGTTGATGGTCAGTTTTTGAACTGCTTTCCCAAACGTCTCAAGGCCAACGCCAGACTGATTCGCTGCGAGCGAGTACGCCTGGAGAACGTCAGTCGTGATGCCCGTGCGTTTTGATAAGTCATCAATGCTGGCGACAGCTCCAGCAGTTCCGCCGATAAACGACGCGAAAGCGCTGCTGGCAGTGCGCACAGTGGAGATGAAGGCACGCGAGAGCTCAATCGTCTTCAGCGTCGAAACGTCACGCTGCGTCTTCTTGGCGGCCAGGCCCAACTTCTCAAGTTCCACCACGCCGGCATTGATGCCGCTGGCCATCTGCACCGCAGATGCCGAGAGGTTGAATCCAAGAGAGATGGTTGCCATAGGTCACTTTTTGCCAAGGTCAGCGGCCATTCGCTTCAAAGTCTCGGCTATCTGAGTTGGATGCTTCGGGGCCCTGTCTTCAATCGGAATGAACTTCTCCGGGTCTGGCGTCTGCTTGGAGTATGGGGCAAGCACCGAAGTCACGAGCATGGCTGTCTGCCCCCACGTATCATCCAGCGGCTGGAACCACCTGGCCCAAGCGATCCACTGCGAGAACTCGCGCGAGTCCATCGCGTCGATTTCGCGCAGCGTTTTCTTGAGGTGGCCCGCCAGACGCAACTTGAACTGAAGCGTTGGGCGGGCGTTTATTCCCCCGCTAGCTTCTTTATTTCCTCCTCGGTCAGTGCGTTGTGCTTAAGGGCCGCATGCCACAGGCGGTGCATCACGTCGCTGCTGCGACGCTTGATGGCTTCCTTGCCTTCCTCGCCTGGGTAGAGCAGTCCGCCCTTCTCGTCGCAGAGCGTGCGGCAGAGCAGCTCAGAGCGGAAGTCCACGATGGCACCGTTGGAAGACTCAAGTGCCTTGATCTCGTAGGAGTCCCGATCACCTACAGACATAAGGCGAATGCATATCTTCCCGTCTCCACCAAGCTCTGGCGCGTCAACGGTTATGATCTTGGCGTCTGGGGCGTTGTCGATCTGATCTCTAGTCAGTGGCATTGCTCACCCGTCTAGTAGTTTGAACGTCACCGAATACCGGGTCACTCCGTTGAGTTCCGGCTGGGCAGTCCATCCCTCATAGACTGCATTCGATGTCAAGGAAACGCCTGCGCCGGAAACTACGAGCGACTTCCTCAAGCCCCATTCGCCCGTGCTGATGTTTGCGGTCCCAAGGCACTCCACGGAAACGCTGCCGGCATCGTCAGTCCACACAACGCTGCGGCCCTTAGAGGAGCCGCCTGCGTAAGACACCTGCAGGTCTGTGACCTCAGCAAACGCGACGCCGCCCCACGTTACAGACAGCCCGGTTGAGTGAGTCGCCACGGCTTCCTCCGCTGGCGATCAAGCAACCTGGAACGAGGCCGAGCCCTTGATGGCGTCGTTGGTGGCCAGAGTCACGGTTGAGGACTTGCACGTAGCGGCAACGCCAGTGAGCGTGATGCCGCCAGCAATCGTGAGCGTTCCGGTGATGCCCTGTGCGATCGGGGATGCGCCTGCATTCGCAAGGTAGTCAATAGTGACTTCCTTGCCAGTGTCTCCAGCAGAGCCCTTGAGGGGACGCGAAAGCGTGGCCACGGTCTGGCCAGTGGTTTGGCCGAGGTGGGAAACGTCAATGGAATCGGTGGCGTTGTTGTCGGCAATCGTGTACGTGATGTTCGTTACCGTGTAGTTCACGCTTGCGAAAGTGAACGTCGTGCCGGAACTGTCATGAGGCGTTGCGGGCATTTGTTACTCCTGCCACCAAACGTCGTACTGCTGGGTGATTTGATACGCCGGCGGTAGGTCGGAACCGGCCAGCGTTACCAAGTCGTCGGTTTCGTTTTCAAGCGACACCTGCGACACAGTGCAGCCTAGAACTTGGTCCCCGTATCCATCCAGAACCGACCGCATGGCGTCTGCGACCTGGCGGGCCTGCTCGTAGGTGGCTGCGTAAATGCTGTACTCCACCGTCACCTGCGGGATTCCGGCAGGACTTTGGAGCGTCTGCGTGCGTCTGATCGCCGTACGCCTCCACGTCACGAACGGCAGCGAAGCGGATACCGGGGCCAGCGTTGGGTACGTCCCGGTTCCGATGAGGATGGCAACTTCTGGGCTGGCATCAAGCACACGCTTGAGGGCGGCTTCTGGCGACTTCAGCATCAGAGTCCTCCTGCATCGCGGAACTTGCGTTGGTATTCAGTGGCGGCACGGGTCAACGCCTTCCGCATTTCCACGTCGAGAGTTGTCTGCATCTGGCTCTTCGATTTATTGAAAGCTTTCTGCAGCGGATGACGCGCAGGAGATCCCGCAACTGATCCGCTAGCAATGAAGTCCACCGGGTAAAGCCCACGGCCAGTGAAGGGCCCGCGAGAGCGAAAAGACGAGAGCCAACCGCCTGCGGATTTCTGCTTCACCCTGACGGCGAAAGTGCGAATGCGGCCACCGAGAATCACTTTCTTCTTGGCCACCTGCCTGCTCTTGCCTGGAGATCGTGGCCTGGTGCCGAACTCGACTAGGTGCGAGTGGTACGCACGATTTGGCCCCTTGAGCACAGATCCGCCAGTGAAAGCAGGCACTGCGCCTTTTTGGCTCGCCGTGTTGGTTGGGCGTCGAAACCCGACAACGACTACGCTCACCGGGATGTTGGCTTTGTTGTTCGTGTACTTGCGGTCCAGACTAGTGACGCTGGCTAGTAGGTTTCCGGTGACTTGGCCAAGTGCTGAAACCTCATTCCGCAGAGCGTCCTGCCCAGGCTTGGCTGCCTTTCGCAATGCCTGGCTCTGGTACTTAAGGCTGATTTCCTTTGGCAGTTTCTTGAGTTCACGGACAATATCATCAAGCGTCTTGAGGCCATACAGCCCTTTGGCCGTCTTGCTCTTTCCGAGCGACAACTGAATCAGCGACGGGCCTTCGGCGAATATGTTGCTCACGCCACCACCTCCTGGCAGATGGCTTCGTGCTCGCTGCGGTTGCCGTGCTCGAGCAGGCTCACAATCTCCAGCACTCGCCCGCGCCACAGGCCACGCATCTGCTGCGTCAGGCCAGTTAAGTGACGCATTCGCACCTTGTGCGTGATGGTCACGTCCATCTGGCCGGCAGCCAAAGCCTCGCGGGCCGTTACGCCTTCAACGCTGGCCCACACAGTTGAGAACGTAGCCCACGAAACGATTGTTTCGCCGAGGCTATTTCTAGTCTCGGTGGCCTGCTGCCACGCCACTCGCTCGCGGAGCTTGCCGGCGTCAATCATGTGCCGTACATCGCAATGGTGTACGAGGATGTGCCTGCGCTTGTGCGCACTGTCGGCAGCTGCCCAGCGTCACCAAAATCACCAGTGGCGTTTGAAACAATGCTCAACGAGTTTGCGTCCACGCTCACAGTCGGGTTAGTCACCCGCAAGCCAGCCGGCCCGGACTTAATCACGAAGCGCTCAATCTCAGAGAACGAAACCAAAGCGCCGCTCGCGTCCCTGTAGGCTGTTGGCGCGACTTGGATAGTCACGGCACTAGTGCCAACCGTGCCGCTCACGATAGCCACCTTGCCAGTGGTGTAGGCCCGCGAGTCCTGCAGGCTCACCACCTTGAGCGATGCCGTGCCGTCCTTATCGTGGAACAGCACGTCTACGTTGATTCGTCCTTCAAGGCTCATTGGTAGCTGCCCCATTTCTGTGACGAGAGAAGCGATTCAACAGCAAACTCCAGCGGCTTGCTGACGCTGCCAACGAGCACCGTGCTGCGGTTTTCAAACCAGAAGCCCACCAACATCAAGCAGGCGTGGCGGATGGAAGCGGGCACGCTTGAACCAGCTGCCCCGTAGCCGGCCCACCACGTCACGCTGATGGCGTTGTCATCCATGAGGTGCGGCGGCCACGTCTGGCCATATAAAGTCTTCACCGCCCCTGGCGTGCTGCTGCGGTCCACGCGGTAGCTGGCTGTGGAGTAGGTAGCTGTCGTGCCGTTCTCGTATGTGAACGTCAAGGCCACTGCCGTAGTCGTGCCGGCCGTCGCCATGGGCGGCCGTGGTAGCTCGATGTCATGGGTGCCATCTGGCGGAAACGAGTCGAACCGCATCACCCACTGCGTATTGACCAGAGTGCGGTCTAGGTACTGTTCGCACCACTCGCGGGCTGCCGTGATCAGCGTGCCGATGTAGGCGTCATCGCCGCTGGTATCAACCCGCAGATGGGCCTTAGCTTCCGCGAGCGTGACGGGTTCAACGGCTGGCGGCGTCTGTCGAGTCAGGCTTCGATACTGCACGGCGGCCTCTTCGCTTTGGGGTGGCGTCTGCGGTTTCTGCGTCGTGCTCGAGGGCAGCCGTTTCAATCAGCGACGGCTGGTTGTCTTCCACCGCGACACGCTGAGCGAGCAGCTGCGTGGTGATCCCGCC